CACAAGGTAGCGAAACACAACTTGGTCCATGGTATGACATTGGCTCACAAACAGTATACACCAATCAAAACAATCGTGCATACATCAATGTTGACGGACGTCACAACTGGGTGCGTTTTGAAATTAACCAATACGGATACAGTGCAAGTGCTGTTGCTGAAGTTGCTAGCGGCGGCGTAAGCAATGTCACACTCAACGGCGGCGGCGTAGAATGGTACGGCGCAGGCAACCCTAATGTAGAAATTGAGGGACTTGGCACAGGCGCCACAGCCACAGCCACAGTGTCGGGTAATGCAGTATCAAGTATTTCACTAACAACCAGTGGTCAAGGCTATATAACAGTACCCGAAGTAAAATTGAATAGAGGCGAAATTACACAGATCCTCTATAGATAAGAGGTAGTGTATGACTATAAAAAAAGTATACGCATTTGGCTGTAGTTGGACCTACGGCGACGAGCTAATCGATCCTCAGTTCAAAGATCTTAACGAAGACGATTTTCGTGACCATTATGACGAAAATCGTCCTTGGCGTTTAGCCAATTGTTATGCTGGATTGGTTGCCAATCACTTTGATGTTGAGCTAGAAAACTGTGCATTTCCGGGTGCAAGTTTGGAAAGCATGCGCTGGACACTGCAATGGTTAATTAAAAATGGTCAAGACCTACAAGATACACTGTGGCTGGTAGGTCTTACTGATGCAACCCGGCAGAGTTGGTATAATCCACTGCACCAAATAGCAATGAAAGATCCAATCTGGAATAGACACATGCACGGGACTTGGCTCACTCAACCTAACCCAGACATAGACGACGCTTGGTTTACATTACAAAAAACTTGGCTTACTATGAGTTATCACAGAGATTGGGCAGATTACAACCATCAGATTACTCTGAATCTTTTTGACTATGCTGCACTAACTACCGGAGCAACTGTTATACAATTTAATTGTTTAGACAATCCGTATACTAACAATGTGCCAACAATGTTATACCCTAGTATGAGCTGGAAAAGCATTCTCCAGGATAAAAAGATTAAAGAAGGTGCGCATCCTTTTGCACCCGGAGGTCATCCGAACGAAAAAGGACATGAAATTATATCAAAACACTTGATCGAACACATAAAGCATGCTAAAATAATAGCATAATGATAGATGTTCTAAGTTACTTGCCAAATGAGCGTAAAGCTACAGTATCTGGTTGGATCAGTTTTAATGGTCCTTGTTGTGTTCACAATGGTGAAAGCCAAGATAAACGCAAGCGCGGCGGCATACGCCAACAGGATGACGAGTGGAGTTATCACTGCTTTAACTGCGGCTTTACTGCCAGCTTTACACCCGGGCGTCCAGTAAGTTACAAAGCAAGACGCTTGCTGGAATGGCTAGGTGTTGACAGTGTGGATATTGAACGTCTTAATTTAGAAAGTCTCAAACGCAAGAGCCTACTAGACTTAACCACGGAACGCAATCAAATACGTCACGTAGATGCTGATTTCAATGAGACTGAACTGCCCGACGGTATTGAATTGATACATCACAATGATCCACGGCATAAGCGATATGCTGAATACCTAGCAAGTAGAAAAATACAGTTGCCTTATCCACTGCTTGTTGACAAGAAACGTGGACCGCGTGATAGGATTGTGGTTCCGTTTACATACAAGAATAGAATTGTAGGACATACATCAAGATACTTGGACAATCGCATGCCCAAGTTTATTAACAGTCAGCAGCCGGGTTATGTGTTTGGTTATGATTTGCAAAAGCCACATTGGACCAGTGCTGTTGTTACAGAAGGTATATTTGATGCACTTAGTATTGCGGGACTGGCTGTTATGCATGACACTATCAGCTCACAACAAGCACAGTTACTAAAACAACTGAAGCGCAAGATCATTGTTGTGCCAGATCAAGACAAGGCTGGATTAAGTATAATAGACGCAGCAATTGAACATCGTTTTGCAGTAAGCATACCCGAATGGCCCGACGATGTCAAAGACGTAAATGACGCTGTGGTTAAATATGGTGTTGCAAGCACACTGTTGCAAATACACAAAAACGCTGAAACAAGCAAGATCAAAATTGAAATGTATAAGAAACGCTTACAGAGGAAAATAAATGGCTAATATATATTTTGGAGGATGCAGTATCACCGAAGGCGACGGCTTTGTGGCGGGAAAAGAAGATCCAAGAATTTATCCTAATTTACTGGTATCCAATGCAATTAATGACAGCGAAGGCGGAAGTAGTAATATAAAAATTTTTTTAAAGGCTGCTACTGCTATTGTTGACAACTTGGCCAATGTGTACATTATACAATGGAGTGCATTGCATCGCCATTGGATCTATCCTACACCGGATTCCGGGATACACTTATCAGATACTAAAGATAAACATGCTAAGTGGTATCAAGAACGAAATCATGATTATGGGAATATAATACAACTAATACAATTTTGTAGGATACTTCAAGATCTGGCATTCAGCCACAATGCAAAATTGTTGTTTATTAATGGACTTGTTAATTGGAGCAATGACATTGAATGGATGAAAGAACTAGTAGCAGATGCTAGCAGTGACCATGAACGATTTATTGAAAACTTACAAAACAATATGGAACTAATTGATTGGAATTTATGGATTAATCCTTGGAGTAATATGTATGACACAAAACTTGATGTTGCTGAAGATAACCTGCATCCTGGGCCACTAACACATAAACACATAGCTGACCAAATACGGGATAAATTAATAGCATGACTGATTACACCTATGACGTACAAAAATTATTCCTAGAAATGATAATGCAAGATGCAGAAAGCTATCTGCGTGTGCAAAACATTTTCAATGTGGAAAACTTTGACAGAGACCTGCGCGAAGTAGCAGAGTTTATTTCTGATCATGTTGACAAACACAAAACACTTCCAGAGCGTTCGCAGTTAAAAGCAGTCACAGGAACTAACTTGCAGGAGATTCCAGATCTCAATGAAGGTCACACTGATTGGTTTTTAAGTGAGTTTGAAAGTTTTACAAAACGCAGTGAACTGGAACGTGCTATTCTCAAAAGTGCAGACTTGCTGGAAAAAGGCGACTATGGTCCAGTTGAAAAGCTGATCAAGGATGCAGTGCAAGTGTCACTGACCAAAGATATGGGCACAAACTATTTTGCAGATCCTAAAGCCAGAATTGACAAGTACTTTAACAGCGGCGGACAAGTAAGCACAGGCTGGCCACAACTGGATAGATTGTTGTATGGTGGATTTAGCCGTGGAGAACTAAACATCTTTGCAGGCGGCTCAGGATCAGGCAAAAGTTTGGTTATGATGAACTTGGCACTAAACTGGTTGCAGCAAGGACTTAGTGGTGTGTATATCAGTCTTGAATTGAGTGAAGAGCTTACCAGTTTGAGAACTGATGCAATGCTGACCAACACCAGCACAAAAGAAATACGCAAAGACATGGACACTGCGGCCATGAAAGTAAAAATGATGGGCAAAAAGTTCGGCGAGTATCGTGTAAAAGCATTGCCAGCACAAAGCAACATCAATGATATCAGAGCGTATTTAAAAGAAGTGCAAATACAAACTAACATCAAAGTAGACTTTATCATGATTGATTACTTGGATTTGCTTATGCCAGTTAGCACAAAGGTTAGCCCAAGCGATCTGTTTGTTAAGGACAAGTATGTAAGTGAAGAACTGCGTAACCTGTCGCAGGAACTGGGCATGTTAATGGTAACAGCATCGCAGTTAAATAGAGGTGCAGTAGAAGAAGTTGAATTTGATCACAGTCATATATCAGGTGGTATCTCAAAGATTAACACTGCTGACAATGTGTTTGGTATCTTTACAAGCAGAGCAATGAGAGAAAGAGGACGCTATCAAATCCAGTGCATGAAATCGCGTAGCAGTACAGGCGTTGGACAAAAGATTGATCTCGACTACAACATTGACACTATGCGAATTACAGATAGCGGTGGCGACGAAGCAGCACAAGGACAGCCAGCAGCAAGTTCAATCATGGCAGGGCTTAAAGCCAAAAGTCAAATGGTACAAAAAGACGTAACTGACAGTATGCCAGCAGACGTACCCAAAGTAGAAGCTGAAGTGCAAAGTAGCAAACTTAAACAGATGCTTGCTGGCATCAAGCAAAAAGGATGATAATTGAATTGAATAATCAATCAGCCGTAAAATGATCAGTTATCAAGACATTCGAGATGTGCATTTAGAGATAGCCACACTATGCAATGCAAGTTGTCCGTGGTGCCCACGAAACTTTTGGGGATATCCATATAACGGCGGCTATCCAGAATTGTACCTCACCCTTGCCAATGCTAAAAAAATATTTCAACCAGAGTTTTTAAAACAGTTAACCAGAATCCGCATTAACGGAAATTATGGGGACATAGTAATGAACCCAGAAGCAATACACATTGTGGAATATTTTCGCGAACACAACAAAGACATGTGTATCAATATCAATAGCAATGGCGGCGCAAGAGATGTGCGCTGGTGGAGACAGTTTGCAAGACTTAATTGCGAAGTGCATTTTGCACTAGATGGTTTAGAAGATACGCACAGTCTGTATAGACAAAACACATTGTGGAAAACTGTAATAAAAAATGCACAAGCATTCATTGATGAAGGCGGCAATGCAGTTTGGCAAATGATCAAATTCAAACACAATGAGCATCAAATTGAAGAATGTAGACAATTAAGTAAACAAATGGGCTTTACTAATTTTGATCTAATTGATGGTGGCAGAGATACTGCGCCAGTGTTTGATCAAAATGGCAACCTTAGTCGTGTACTCGGTAACTACACAGGCGAAACTGATTTTGATAAACTGTTTGCCAGTAAAACTCAAGACGATATACTGCTAGAAGATATACTTCCAGGTAGAACTCCTAGTAATAATTTAACATGCGAAACAGTTGAACGTAACAGCATTTATATTGCAGCAAATGGGGATGTTAGTCCTTGTTGTTATATGGGATTTTATCCCGAAACGTATGGCAAAGGACAATACCATCAAGCAGCCAATGCACAAATTCTGCCATTGATAATGGAAAACAATGCTGTCGAATACAGTATCGAACATTGCATAAAATGGTTTACCGGAGTAGAACAGAAATGGCAAGAAAAATCCTATGAAAACGGACGTTTAGTGATCTGTGACGATAATTGTGGTTCGTGTCAGAAAACATAAGTACAACAAAGGGTAAACAGATGCAGAAAAAGACTCGTAGTATTTTTGAAGAACTTGATGGTAT